TCGGCCATCACTCCCCCTATTACATCCGCCCATCATATCTGCCATCGTGCCCCGCCATTTCGGCCTCATCAGGGCGGACCTCTTCCTGTCTAGCTAGATGCGCCTCTTCCAGCGCACGCAGCAACGCGTGGCCGTATTGTATAAGATGTCTAACTGATGCAATCTCCCAGGACGTCCGTGCAACCTTTGAGTATGGACATATTTCCTTTACGGCAACTACGTCAATGATCTCGCACACCCGGTCGTACGGCAGGCCGATGTCAGTCATCTTGCTTGGCCTTGCGAATGTCTAGCAATATATCCAGCAGTTCACCATGATAACGCCAGCCAACCACATTGCCTTCATCGACGGTTCCAGTTGGATCAGTGACTCCGTTGCTAGAATCAAATGGGGCATGTTCCATCCATCCGATGACTTCGTCAATTGCTTTGTGTAGCACAGCGATGATGTATCTATCATCAGCGCGCTTCCCGGCTGCGACTGCTGCCATCACGAGAGCGCCAAAGCAAGCCCCCGCCGATAGCGCCGCTCCTAACACAAGCCCCAGTCCCCACCACGGAATGTTCATTGCTCCCCCTTTGCCTTGGCGATGACTAGATCGGCTGCATCGCACGCCGCACAGATTTCGCAAGTGCAGCCCCGCAACCTGTTGTGCAAGGCGCGCAATCTTGCACACGCTGCCAGCAGATCGTTACGCTCTCTGACAACAGCGCGATACGGCCTTGGATATGTTTCGGTATCTACAACGGTAGCGGGACGAAACTTAGTACCACAATCAGTACATACGTACCAGAACCCATGCGCTGGGTGTTCATCTATGATGCTACAAACTGGACACGACTTTGCTGTCATCACTCCCCCTCTATTCTCAGAACCGCGTCAATGCGGCGCATATGTGACTTATATTTGCAGCCCCCACGATGCTTGTCAGCGGGAAATGTGTCCCTCCGCTTCCCGCAGTATGGACACTGGTCTACAATCGCCTTACCGCCCCACTGGGTAGCTCTAAGAAGCTCCCTGACGTCTATCAGCACGTTCTTGTAGCTTTCGCTCATAGGCATCCTTCATCTCCCTTCGCGCTGCGTCCTCCAGTTGCGCAGCCTTGTTTCTGATACGTTCAGCCATCGCGTAATAGCTGCTTGCGGTGTTCAGCCTATTTATCTTCACTGGCTTCCACCACTGGCTCGGAGGATAAAACCGAATGGGGTAACGCTGTACATCTCGACCATCACCAGCGCAGCAGCATTGTGTGGCGTCGCATTCACCGCAAACGCCAGCCTGACCATCGCCCACAGAAACCATACTAGCAACTTACCCATCTTTCATCCTCCACCACCGTACCACTTGCGCAGAATGATCCACATACACGTACCTAGTCCCAGTACAGCAACGACTCCGATACACGTCATCATCTCTTACCGTTCCCCTTTCTCCCCCGTTTTTGGATACTCATTCCACTCGCGGCCATCTAGCCCGGGCATCTTGACCATTTTGCCATCAATCTGCATCTGTTTCAGGAAAAACGGCACGCAGGCTTCAACACATTGGTCTTTGATGGATCGTGCCCATTCTACTTCCATCGGCCTCGCGCCGGGGCCGCTCTCGCCGCCAACAATGGCCCAGTCGAGCGCGGGTCGCTTATTCGTTTCACCCCACTGAGGCCGTGAGCAATGCTTGTTGATGTGGTGGTACCACTCTCCATGTTCCAACAAGCCACCACAGAATCGACAGGTCTCATACAAGTACGGTGTCAAGTCCACGGCCCCCAACATCGGTTCCAGCGACACGAAGTGGCCCACCGCCGGTATCTGTAGCAGGACTGGGATGCGTTCGTCGGCGCGCTGCTGGTTCTCGGCAGTGACGCCGAGCCAGACATTGGGATACAGCTCGGCGCATGTCTTACCCGACATCAGCAAGGGGCCAGATAAGAGATAGTGCATCCACCTGGGTCGTTTCGTGAGGATCAGAAACGTGTGCTGTGGACTTGTGCGCATATTCAGAAACACGATGTCAATTACCCAAGTCGGTACGTCTTCATGGAATAAATCGCCCATCGAGCAGACGAAAATGCGCCGTGGCTTCTTCCACCGCAGCGGCTGATCCATCTTGTCATCGTGCACCGTCACGTCGAAGTGGTGCGGTGCTTCTGGATAGCCGTAGCGTCCGGCTAGCCGTCGTGCCATTCGTTCAGCCCAACAATTTCTACAACCTTCCGAGATTTTAGAGCATCCTGTGATTGGAGACCAACTGTGTGTCGCCCACTCTATCTTCGTTTTGCCCACCTTAATATCCCTTCCAGCGTTCATTGCGCCATATCTTTTGGATCGTCACATGAGATGTTCCAAATCTCGCAGCGACACGCCGTGATGACAATATCCCATGTAACGCTCGGATTTCAGGGATGTCATATGGTCGCAGCTTCGTGAATTGGCTGAGATGGGAAACGGGCATTCTGCCATGTCTGCGCCTATCTTCCACGTTCTCCATGTGCGTTCCCCATTTCAAGTTGTCTCGGTGATTGTTCGCTGGATTACCGTCCAAATGACGGCACTCTTGCCCATCCATTGGCCGTCCCTCAAAGGCCAGCAAAATCGCACGATGGAGCCATACTTTATCTGAATGTCCATTGCCATCGTAGAGAAACACGTACAGATGCCCATCACTCGCTCGTATCGGTTTCAATCGTTTCGGCTTCCCTGATTTGTAGGAAATCACAGTCCCATCAACTGTAGCATAGTACCCATCATATTCCGGTATTGTCCTCATCTCAGAAGCACATTCTCTCTTAGTTGGCATCACCCTTTCTCCCCCCTGGCAGATTTACCACGTATCTGATCTCACATACCTCGTCCCACGCCTGCAACAAGCGCTCTTCTGCTTCGCGCAACTTCTCTGGCACGCCTCGTGCTTGCTCTGGTGTCAACTCAACGTCCTTCTCGATGACTTCCCCCAGCGCCACGACGAACTGGCGCAGTCCCGCTTTGCCGATTTCATAGAGTGACTTACTCATAGCTTCCTTTCAGGGGTGGGTAAACTAGAACAGAAAGAGGCAAATCGCCAAGATACTGTACAATCAGCGAATATACATCACTCCATTGTAGCCCGCCCAGCCCACAGCCCAGTGCGGGAATTGCCAGCGCCTCGATGCCCCAGGATTCATGTTTCTGTCGAATGGCACATAGCCCATGAGCGATGTACGGTAGCTCAGAGGGGTCTCGGTAGTGAACCTTTGTAGGAAAGTTTATGATCCAGTGGTCATGTGCTTGGAATAGCTGCAAGCTCCCGATAGCTAGTAATCCCTTGGCACAGGCTTCTCGATACGCTTGATACATCTCGGGGTAGCGATCCTTAAATGCCCGCGCCAACCCCGCACCCATTACGCCAACGGTGTTGACAGGGTTGACTAGAGTTTGTGCATACGACGTAAAGATGTCTCCATAAACTGTAGTTAGCACTCTTCCTCCTTACGCAATCAACACATAGATGCAGTAGATGACAAAGACAACTATCCCTAATGCCATTGCAGCAATGAAGATTTCGCTCACTGCATTGATGAACTTCCTGAGCTTGGTGCCATCTCTAGCGTACAGCATAGTGAGAAACCAAGCCCAGAACAGAGCGAACGCCAGCAAGCCTCCTAATGCGCCAGCTGCATCTCCCTTAGTCATTCTTCCTCCTGGAATGATATGCGCTCAAAGCGACCGATGTTCTGTACCCAGTACATCGTGACACGTTCGCCGCTCGCACCGCCCAAGCGATTCTTGCGTATCCATATCTCGGCTTCGTCGCTGCTGTCTGAGTAATCATAATATTTCTCTCGGTACAGCATCAGCACGACGTCCGCATCTTGTTCAACCGCACCAGAATCGCGCAGATCACTTAGCATTGGCCGCTTGTCTGTTCTATGCTCCGGCCCGCGTGACAATTGGTGCGCGATGACGATAGGCACATCCAGGTGTCGTTGTGCTTGTTTCACACCCTTGCTAATAGCGCTTAGTTCTTGTTCTCGGTTGTTGAACCTTCGGTCCGCCGACATCAGCCACAGCCCATCGACAAACACGGCAGCCAGGTCTTTGTGCTCTAGTGCGATGCGCTGCGCCGTCAGCAGTACGTCAGCCGCACGTAAGTCGCTGCGGTCGATCAAGTGCATCGGCCACTCGCTGATCTCGCCCAGCGCACTCATCACGGCACTGTTCTGGTCTGGCGTCGTCAATCCCGCCTTGAGCGTGTGCAATGGCACCCGCGCCAGCGTAGACGCCATTCGCAAGCCAACTTCACGATTGCTCATCTCGATTGAGAAGAAAGCCACACGCTTGCCGTGGGACGCGATGTGTGTGGCTATCTGCAACATCAGGGCTGAGTTGTGTGTAACAGTCATATCCTCAAGCAAGAACAGCCCATCGCCTTCCAGCTCGAAGCCAAAATACTCTGCGTCACCCCACGGCTCAATCTTGAGGCTCGTTGCTTGCCAGTCCACTTTGGAAACCCACTTATGCGCCTTCTTTCTGGGCACATGCACTGGAATCTCGTCCACATTCCCGTTGAACGTGAGCCGCCACACTAGCCCCCTGAATCCTCCTTGACACGTTGCAATCTTTGGCTTCAGCGACGTTCTATAACCCAGCGTATCACACAAAAACTTGATCTGCCTTGCTAGCCGCTCGTTCTTTTGGGTAATCTCATATGGACCATTATTATTCTTTGGGTAGTAGCCATCCGAGTCAACTAGCCCTGCCAAGAGTTTTAGTCGATTTTCTCGCGAGTTGGCAATATACTTGTGCGGAATGTGCTTATTGCCCAACAATCCCATGCGCCCCATTACTGCTCTTAGCGATCCCTGATGGCTTCTTGCGCCACGCCCGCTAGTTATCCGATAGCTCTTGCAGTCGCGGTTCTTGTCGCCTACAACAACATATTCTTGTCGCCGATATGCATACTCATATAGAAACTCAACGATCTCTGGATCAACCGTGTATATGCGCGAATCGGTTGATTTGCCATCTCCGAGCCAAAGCCCAAGAAAATATGGGTCTATTGGTAGCAACTGTTCTGGAAACTCCACTGCCACTTTATAACCCTTGAATCTCTTGCGCCAAGCCGCCCCTCGTTCACTCACTTCATTTGCTGTCGGGTATATCTTGTCGCCCCGATGCCAAACTCCCTCGTTATAGCTTCTTTTTAGGGCCAATACGTGATCGCCAGTTGCAAGATAGTTGATAGATCGTGCTTGCTTGATTAGAAACATTGGCTCTTGCCCGGTACATGTACTCAGAACTGTCCGTGGCTGAGAATCTGGCCCGAGCAGCTTGTCTCCCACATGCACATCTTCTACCGCGCGCGTAGTCCCATCAGCCATCATAACGAGGGTTCCTCTGCCGAGACATTTCCCCATGGAGGCCCTGCCAGCAATGATGTACACGCCCGGCTCCAAGCCGCCAGCCAGGCAGTCATCGAGCGGCTTGATGCCTGTGGGGACGCTGTTCCACCGTGCCTCTCCTGACATAAACGCGCCCACACGCGCAAGCAAGTCCCCAGCCAGCGTTGATGCTGACACAGCCACGGCGTTGTTCGTGTGTGTAGCCGCATCAAGCAGCAAGCTCTCGGCTGACGCTTGCACATCGGCCACGCTCTTGCCCAGGTCGTGTGCGTCACGCACCATCTGTTCTGCCACGCCCACCAGCTCGCGTCTCTGTGACAGAGCAATGATCTTCTGTGTGTGCTGTTGTACGAACGGCAATGCTACATATGCGTCATTGACTATCTCTGTGAGATGTACGGCACCACCTGCAACCTCAAGTTTACCCGTTACTTCGAGCAAGTTTGCGACTGACACATAGTTGATCGTGCCCCCTAATGCGGCTGCGCTTATAGCTTGGAAGATGGCAGCGTGTGCTGTGCTAGAGAAGTGATGGTCGCGCAGATTGTCGGCTACGCGCAGATAGGCATCTGGATCAATCAGCAGAACGCCTAACAGCGCAGCTTCAAGCTCGGGGTTAGTCAGCAGGGTTTGCATTTGCCTTGGCGATGGCAGCTTGGCCGAACTCTTGATCCCATCGTTCCCAACAGCCACTCTTACAACTAAACTGCGTACAGCCAGAAAAGCACCCGGCGCCGACACATTCGTCCCAATGTGGCTTGAACTCATAATCGGCGCACTGATACCACCAGGCAGGACACGTATGTCTACGATCCTCAGTGCCAGGAACAAGCTTTGCGCCAGATACCCAGCTATCGTATGAGAGTCCACCGAACTCAGCAATTTCTGGTCCGACAATGATCCCGGGATTGGCCAGTTGAACACGCACTACATCGGTGCGGGGCACACGCCCATCGAAGTCATCATACTTTATGCGGACATGGCAATGCCCAGTGCCGTGGCATACATGGCAGACGACACCAGCACCATCTCTCTCAGCTAGGCCAACATAGATGCCTGTAGCACTGCATGACGTACATGCCTTGTCATACTCTAATATATGATGTGCCATCATTCCCCCTTGTCTTCTTCTAGTGCTCGCTCAATGTTCCCCAGCAACAGATCGCCTGTGTACATGCATGTCGTATCGTACTGCACTCCCTCTCTGAGATTGCCATCTTCATCCATGTCGCTAATGAAGTCTGCAAAGCCGGTAACGCCCAGCGCGTCAGGCGGCAGAGATGCAATCGCATCGCGCGCATCTTTCAGCCGCAACTGCATCAGCGGCGCACGTTCCCACAGTCGGCCCACGGCTTGCCAGAACGCCAAGTCTTTATCATCCTCCCAGCACAAGAATATCTCACGATTGTGACCCTCGATAACGAGGTAAAGCGCCTTGCACTCGTTGTTCTCAGCCCATATAGTATGTGCTTCGTACAGCAGTCGTTCGTCAGTTGCCATCATTCTCCTTTCACGCTAATGGATGGCAGTCTTTGAGATGCTTGTCTATTAGAGATATACAGCCCTGGCTTACCACTTGCATTTTCCATTCAAGATCATCTAAGCGCCGCGCCAGCTTGTTGGCTGTCTTTTGCAGATCGTAGACAGCTTCCCATAGCTCGCTGTGTGAGATTGATTGCTGTATTGGAAATGGTTGGCCTACATTCGAGTCTTCATAAGGTGTCTTTGCCATCAGTCTCCTCTTCACAAAACAGCTTGTGGCCCCACTCTATTAGGGCTTCGAGATCAGCAATGAACTCCATCGGGTTTCCGATCTCGTAACTATTCAATACGATAACCCCGTCCGAGTAGACCACAGCGTCTCTGGAAAGTGGCCCCTGCGCAGTCAAGTAAGCCCAATCAGAGCCGTGTTTGCCAAGAACAAACTCGGTCATCATTCCCCCTCCTTCGGTAGCTTGCTCAAGTCTACGGGGCACTCTTCGAGAGATCGCCACTCTAAGCACCAGCCAGCAGGCACCCTCCAAGTAAAGTGTGCAATGCCAAACTCCGGCCCGCATTCAAACAATCGTGTGCCGTATGGTTGTTCATCTGTGCGCACGTAGTCTATCAGCTTTTGCTCAAGCACCAGGCGGCGCAGCATCTTGTGATCCATCAACGCTTCTTTCATTATTTCCCCCTATCGTGCATCCAGCGGCCCAAGAGGTACGCTATCACGTAATCGTTGGCTAATTCGGTCGTATGCTTCCAGGGCGTCTTTTACTATCCAGTTTGCTCCATCGTAGGGTGCTCGCCGCCGGAGCTTCGCTAGTTCCTCAATAGCAATATGGATAGAATCCAAGTCAGAGATTTCTTGTTCACGTCGGCTTCTAGTCACAGTTCTTTCCCCCAATCCTCCCCGAAGTGCTTTCTCGCCAACGCTTTCAGAGATTGCAGGCGATCAATGAGGCTGGCGGGAAGATACATGTCATCGCTCACTATCCTGAATTCATCGGGGGCGAAGACGTGAACTTCTATGCCAGTTTCGCCATCTCTGTACTTGGCCCATCCCCACTCCCAATCGGAGCTGGGCGAGTCCACTAGCTCCCACTGATCCGTCGGCGTTGCTTGCGTCGTCGGCTCACTGTAATTGAGCTGGAAGTCGAACGGGTCAACGGCCATGCTTCGCCTCCAGCTCCTTGATCCTCTCCTGTGCCATCTTCAGCAATTCCCAGGCCCTACTCTCCGCCAGCCTACACTGCTCCACTTCCCTCTGGAGAACCTTGATACGCTGCTGCACGGTTCTTTCCTGCGCTTCCGCGACACCACCGTACATCGTATACCAGATGTCGTCCATGTCGGCAGCAAGGAGATGATTCACTTGCGTCTTCTCGATACGAACCACCACATAGTCTCGCTCTGACACATGTTCTAGGAAATCCTTATAGTCCCTCGCCTGTCTATTGGTGAGCGCGATAACTTCCATAGTTACCAAACCAGCTTTGTTGGTGCTCCATACAATCCAGGCATCCAGCTTCTGCGTGAGGTCCATCACTATTTCCCCCAGTCCTCCCCGAAGTGCTCCTCTGCCAGCGCCAGGATGCTCTGCAAGCTGGCGATCAGGCCGCGGAGGTCGCCAGTGCCAGTGAAACAATACTCGTCTATAGTGCTACGGATTTCAACGTGCCCACTGCCGCTTACTACCGCGTGCATATCACTCTCGCATGTCACTAGCTCTATAGGTGGTGGCGGCTCTGGCGGCGGTGTTTTGATCTTCCAGTGGCGCGGCTCTCGTCTAGTTGTTGTCATCTCACATTCCCCCTTTTTTGTGTGCTGCTGGACGGCGTCTCGAAGCCCAGCCTCTGTAATCGCAATATCGTCTATCAAGTACATTCCCTTCATCAGACGTACTCCTTCATTATCGTCCTTGGAACTAGCATCCCCGCAGACGGAAAATCAACTACGGGCTTGCCGTCTTCCCAGTGATGAATCGTGGCATGTTTCGCACACCACCATCGTTGCCGCCCAAATACGACAGTGACGCCCTCAACTGGGATGATCCATTCGTCACACTGGCTACAATACAACTTGTTGTCAAGGCTATCATCCATCATCTGTACTCCTTCACTGCTCTTGCTGACGGCGCGGTGCGAGCGGTCGCGCGTTCGGCTGCAATCGCACGGGCGGTGTTGACAAAACTCTTTGGGCTAGAGATGGTCATATTCCCCTTTCTGAGCTTCTTGCCAGCTTGCGTCACAATATCAGCACTACCATGAGAGGCTACATTCAAGTTTTTCAGCCGCCTAACCCAAGTCTTCACTTGTGACACATCCGACCAGTCAGGCTCGATCCCAAACTCCCTGTGTAGTTGTTCTTGCAATGAACGCAATGCTGGGGCGTCATCACCAGCACGCGCAAGTGCTTTCTCGAACGAGCGGTGAGTTGTTGGCTGCTTTGAGCGGTTAGCCCACCCACGTGCAGACGCACGTCTAGTAGCAGCCATTCGTTCTTCAGCGGATATGTGCTTCTGTGGTTGAGCATTGAGATGACGCGACTTTTCTTCTAGCTCTGACGCAAACGCTTGATTTTCTGAATTGACAGATATATCTTTGGGTTCTTCTTCAGATGTGTTCTTCTTACGTTCCAGGGGGGAACAGGGGTGTTCCAGGGGGGAACAGGGGCGATCTTGCGCTGCTGATTTGAGTGATATGCGTTCAGTTAAGCTCTGGTGCTCTTTGCGCCACTGAACATTCTCGCTCCACAGATCGGGTATTGATAGGTGCCAGACTTTGTTATCTCCGTGCTCAACTAGCTTGCCCATCAGCAAGCCCTTATCTAGCAGCGCCTTTCGTGCTCGTGAGACAGTACCTATCCCCATTGTGCATAGCTTGGCAAGGTTTCTTGTTCCGACATAACATTCGCCATCTTCGGCGGCGATCATTTTTACCACGCTCCAAAGCATGAACTCATAGGGGCTGTCGCACTCGGCCCATACGATCTGCGGCGTCATGATGAAATACTTTCTGTCATTGCCTCCCTCACTGGCTGTATACTGCGGATTATCGGGCATTTGCTTGCCACTTTGTCCATTCCGTCTGGAACCTGGCCGCACGCAGAATATCCTCATCCCTCAGCCTAAACCACTCCCCGTTCAAGCGTCTGTCTTCGAAGAAGACATGCAGGGCAGACTCCAGCCCCGGCGCATTATCGCTCTCAAAGTACCCAATCAAAAATACCTCAAACGGCAGCTTCGGAGATATTTCGGCGATGCGAATGTCTGGCCTTCGCCTTGTCATCCCAATCTTGCAGACATCTGTCGTGCCAACACGCATCCCGCTGCCCTGGAGTATGTAGACGTATCCCTGTTTTCCAAAGTTCGTCATCGTTGTTTCGCCCTTTCTCCCCCTAATGCAAAGATGCCCTGCTCGGAACGACGTTGGCCGTTGGCTGCCCGCGACAAGGTACGGTTGGTCAACGGCGCTCCGAGAAGAGCACTTGTGTCCTTGTCATCTGCTGCTAGGGCCAGCCAAGCCCGTTTGTTTCAGTCAACATCATTGTATCACAGATTGCTTCGGCTGTCAAGTCCCTAATTCTGGCAGCCCGGTAGCCAGCCAGCCCACACGCACCAGAACGGGCGCAGTGGACGACGCCGGTGCCACCAAGACCACGTTGGCAATCGCGTCGATGTCACCGGGGGCTCTATCTCGATTGGGAGCCGATATAGGATGCGGGACCAGGGCGTGGGCGTCGGCAGCGGACTCGTCATCTGCAACGGCGGGGCCGCTGACGCATCGAGATTCGTCCAGCATAGAAGCACAAACCCGGCTGCAACCAATACGATTGCCATAGTTATCGCACGTAGCTTAGTCATCCTTCCTCTCCCTTCAGTTGTCAAGTCCAGCCATCTCTATGACCAGTGGCTGCTCGCACGCAATGAAGTCTTTGCGCTTCACGGCGTCTTTGCAATGAGGCTCCATTGGACAGAACTGGCATACGTCGTGTCGTTCGCCCCCATCGCGCACAGACGGCGGCTTGATTCTCCGGCACCACATTGTGCCCGACAGCGTTACTAGCGGCAACGGCACGTCGTCTACTTGTGCCAGCGCGTCTACGCTCGCTTTCTCTAGCTGGTAGCGCACGATGCGGCGACTTATGCCCAGACGCTTGCTGATGGCTACGTATGTCAAGCCTTGGTCGCGCAAGTGAACCATCTCGGTGACGGTTGAAGCTGAGACCACGCCTACCGCTCCAGTACGCTACAAGCGTTCTCTTGCACCCACTCGATTGAGCGCACGGCCTCTGCCCCGTCCTCTAGGATCAAGCAGCGGTACTCGTCTTGAATGTACTCGACGCGGCCCCAGCCACATCCCCAGCAAGCGTCAAGTGCGGCAACCCTTTCTCGCTTCATCTGCTTCGTGTCTACAACCATCCACAACAGACCGCCGACAACAATCACCACAAGCGCGATGAAGAATACTATATACACCTGACTTTCTGTGCTCATCGTTCTCCTTTATCGCTCCAGCCGGGCGGACAGAGACGCCATCAGCTTGTCCAAGAGTGCTTGTGCTTCGCTCTGCGCGCCCACAAACTCCGCTTCATCATCGCGCAGGGCTCTCAAGTCTTCTTTGGCAGCAGCTATGTCCTCTCTGGTGCCTTCTAGCAACTTGTCATACTCGCCGACCTCGTTAGAGATAATGCGCGCGTCGCTAATGTCCTCAAGCACTCCCGTCATCGGCACAATCGGGCGGCCGCGTTGACACGCTTGCGCGATGCCTTCTAAGCGGTCGATCTCATTCAGCGTTGACTTCGCCATCGTCTGTCTCCTTTCCTGTGAGCTTGTCGATTGCTAGCAGCACAGTGCTAGGACCATGTGCGTGCTGGAGGAACTCGTATCCTTCAGCGGCATTGAGCACTATACTAGGTGGCCCCTGAACAGAGCAGCCCTGTCCAACGACCCAGATAGACACGCTCCTGTGGCTCACTTCCCAGTTGATGACATTGTCCGTGTTAAGCCCGAGCTTAGGCGACAGTTGCAGAAGCACCGATTTCCTCCTGTGTGAGAGTTAGGGCATACCCGCTTTCGAGCACGCCGATCCAGTTGCCTTCGGGATGGCCTGCGTTTTCCGGGTAGAGCAGTGTACAGACACCCTTGTCTGTAGGCACTTTTAGTCCGGGCTTGGGCGGCGGCAATATCTCCTGTGTATCTAAAGCCATTCGCTGCCTCCTTCTGGTTGCGCATCATCCCTCGGCATTCCAGGATATGGGTAGTCCCAATCTTGCGTGCGTTTACGAGAATTGCAGGATTTGCACGATGGCGCGACATTGGATGCCGTATGTCCCCCGCCATTTGCTAAGGCAACAATGTGATCCATCACAATCTCGTCTTCAGTAAGCTCTTTGCCACACCAACAACAATGGCTACCATACTCTGCGATGCGCGCTTGCCATTCCTCGGCTGTCAATGCAACAGTAGCGTCGGTGCGTAGTTTCTGTATACGCCGCTTGGCCGTGCTACGTGCTCTTGCGGCTTTCCCAGCGGCAGTATGAAAGTATCGCCTTTCGTATGCTCTGCGTTCCTCTGAATGAGTAGCTGCCCATGTCTTGGCGGCAGCCCTTTGAGGTTCTGGGTTTGCAGCGTATCGTGTTTTTTTGTATGCTGCCCTTTCCTCCACATGTGCGTGGTAGTATGCCCTGCTTGCGGCCCTTATGTAGTCTTGGTTTTCGGCGTAGTATGCCTCTTTATATGCCGCCCGCTCTTCTGTGTGTGTGACTTCCCAGGCTTTTTGTGCTGCCTTCGTGCGATCTGGATGTGCTTCTCTATACCTCTGGGCCGCAGCTAGCACGCGTTCTGGATGTGCAGTTTGCCATGCTTTTACAGCGGCCTTTACACGATCTGGATGCGCAGCCTTGTATGTGGCAGCATACAAGTTTTGGCAACTCTTACATCTATATTGTAAGCCGTCGCGTGCGCGTTTGTTCTTATAGAACTCCGATAGCGGCTTGTCTTCGCCGCATTTGGTACAAGCCTTATGCGGAGCCATTATTTGGGTTCTTCTGTGATTTTTCTACGATTGATAGCACGCGCCTAGCACTGTCTAGCCCCCGATGATCGGCCAGCGGCCTGAGCAATCCTTCGCTGATTGTCTCGGTCCAGAGCGCGTCGGCAATGCTAGTAGTCATTCTTTGTGCAAGCCGCTGAAGAGCACGTACTATTGCTGCCTGGTCTGGATTTTTGCCCGCCGCGACGTCTTTTGATGCTTGTATTTGTCGGCGTAGTTCGTTGGCCCCTATCTCGTCTTTCGCTGCTCTTTGTAGCCATTCGCGCTGCTCGTTGGGTGGCAATGGAGCAATAACGGCATGGTGTGCAAAGCTCAGGTCTTCACGCCGACATGAATAGTCAACACTTCGCGCCACCCAGGCCGTGTTTGCCAAAGTGCCGTAAGCCAGCCCCGTCGAATCTAATAGTTGAGAGTATGTGTCGCCCCAGCGGCGCTCGGCGTACTGGACGATGTCTCCTAAACAGAATTGCAGCAAGTTGACTTCGAGTACGTCGCGCTTGATGGCTTCGGCTATGTAGTGCGTAACGCCCTGCGCCTGCTCGAATGTCAGGTCATCGGGCAGTTGTAGTCCCTGGGACGTGAATGTGACTACTTTCTTCAGCGCGGGTACAAGGCCGTACTCCAGGTCGTCTACGATTGCGTTGTACTGCTGGTTGGGAACGGTGAGGGCGGTTTCGTCTGTCATGCTACAGTGAACTCCACGGCAAACACCCAGGGATTCGTGTCCCATCCGTAGCCGCGCTTGGCATTTAATCTGTCCCACAGTGCCATGAATGGATGGTAGTAGTCAGCAACGTCGATGTCCCAACCACCATTGGGGTCTACTGCGCCACTGTCAACCATGTCTGGCAGGATACCCTCAGCCCTGATGTCGTCCTCAGTTATATCCTGCAACTGCTCGGCGCGGACGCTGACGACCTCCAGCCAGATGCGGGCCGCGAACTTGGGCATGAAGATGGATGGACGCCACAGTCGGCTTGTGCGAGCGATCAGCGGGGTCAGCTTGGCGAACCACTCAGGCCGCCGTGCTTCTGGAATGTTGCGCCATAGCGTGCGCCCATCGGCGCGGTAGAGAATCTCGGCATTGCTACAGGTGTCACCGCTGCCCTGGTAGTCATCGTCAACCGCTGTCCACGTCTCCCGCACCCACAGGCGCTGCCCTACCGAGAATGGACAATACCCTAGCAGCCCCCTCCGCATATGTTCCTCGGAAAACCAACTAACCCGCACATATGGAGACTTCGGGCTTGGATATACCCACACCGGCTGATCTTCGAGCTTGTACGGCTGTGGCTTGATGACGCGGCGAGATTGGGATTTTGTTCCATCCAGAATCGCTCGGATCATTGGGCCAGAAAAGATTATCGGTCGCTCTTTCACTTGTCTCCTTTCAGGTGGGACGAGAGAGCCGTTTTTTGCGTCGTTTAGAGGCACGACGACTAGCCCACAGGAGACGTTGACCTTGCGATCAACTAGCACGCACTACACAGCACACGAAAGGAGATTGGCTCTCTCGCCCCAGGATTGGCGCTGTCAAAGTGCTGTTGCTGTGCGTGCAATGCTATTGTACCACATAAGTATGCGCTTGTAAATCCCCACTATGTTATACTTGAATATAGCGCATATTGATATAGCATAGTGTGTGTTAGGGCGTACATATTGGGCAGCAAAAAGAGAGGCGGGTGGCAGAGCCGCGAAGCCCTGCCACCCGTCGTCTTGTCGTTCAGTTCGGATCGGCGCACGCTGCGTGAACGGGAATGGCGACCGCGTTGTACGGTCGTCCAGCCTTAGCGCGTGTGCGTGCTTCTTCGTCGTCGCCTGGGCCGATGCAGACAAGCGTTGTCACGTCTCCGATCTGAAACGCCTGGCCGCAGCCGGGGCAAACCATCTTGTCTCGAACCATTGGGTCATCTGCTGTCAGTGGTGCGTAAGTTCTCATTCGCCTTTCTCCTCTATATGTTTTCTTGGCTGACCCACACGACTTCTGTCTTGACAATGCGCACTATCTGTAGCCTTCTCGCTGCCCTCTTGGCTAGCTGTATGGCTTGACCGAGCTGGGCTGAGGTATGTGCTCTTATCCAGGTTTTTCCATCCCATATCTGAATCTCATAGTCCGGTGGCATTCTTCTCCTCCATCAGTTTCTCTAGGGGCGCTGTATCGACGCCCAAGTTCGCGAAGAACTCGATGGCTGGCCTGTAGTGAAGCCAGTGCGTTTTCCATTCCCACACCATCTCGACCATATACGGCACGGGCCACAGTAGGTCGATATGTGTGTCTGTAGATCGCACGCTATCGTGCCAAACTTTCGGGACGTGCTTGAGTGCGGCAACTGTTGTGCCATCGTTGTCGAGCACCAAGTCCCATTCACCACGGTGGTCCTTAGCTGGTTTCTTGAGTTTCACTGTCAGTCCTCCTGTTTGGGTTTACGATACCTTGGTTCTGGAAAGGGCATCTCCCACGTTGCCCGCAGGCTCACGAACCGTGAGCCGCGTCCACCGATGTAGTGGCCCAGCTCTTTGCCAGCCAGTCCGCTCGGCTGAAGGCGTCCGCTTTTGATGTAGCGTTCTACATGGCTGGTGTGCTCGTCGCGGCCAATGCCGCGCCTGTAGCCGAGGATGTGGGCCGCTTCTTTCTTCGTGATCGCTCGGTCGGCGTCCACTAGGGGCACAAGCAACGACCCCGCCAGATCGACTGGGCGCAGCACGAGCCAGCGGCTCTCGCCCTCTATTCCAGCCATCGCACCGACGATGGTGCCAACGGGATAGTCTTTATACTCTTGCAAAAGTATCGCCATGAACCGATCCATCAGGCGTCTTCTTCGTATTCCGCCTCTTCGCGTTCTTCGACAATGACATTCCACTCTGCCTCAAGCTGTTGGCGAACGTGGTCATACACAGCGTTGGCAATTGGAGTAACCCAGTTGTCGGGCCGAAGGTCGCCATGCTCTAATGCTAGCCGAACTAGGTCTGCATCATAGACAGGAATGGCAGCATTGCACGTATCTCCAAATGTACGAATCTGCATCCCATTCATCGGGATTGTCTTCGGCCCACTGGCGCAGGTCTATCCTTGCGTCTTCTACAATGCCGTACAATGTCTCAGCCATCGTGTTGCCTCCTTTGATGTTGCGGGCGAGCCGTTGCGTTTGAGCACTCGCCCGCAACCTTCATTCTGGAATTAAACTTGACTCGGCTTACGGATCGCGCTGCCGCGCCGAGAAAATCATGATCGAGTCTGGCTGCGAGCGATCCCATTCTGCACTTGGGCTTGGGACGTTTTTCTTTGATGGGTCGTCCTTGCCATCACCAGAAAGCTCCTCGCCAATCTTCACGAATGGGCTGTAGTACACGGCGTAGTGTACTGCCCCATCGAAGAAGGCATAGGTGAAATCTGTGAGGAAGATGTCGTCCGCCCAGGGAAACGGCCAGCCTCCGCGTGCTGGGTCGGCGAAGTCGTCGCTCTGTTCCTTCACGATGCTTACTGCGGCTCGAAACCCCTCCGCAGTTCCGATTGCCGCCCATTCAGCGTCATCTTTCCACTCGTACCCGTCCCACGCCACGCAACCTAGCCATTCGCGATGCTCCAGGTCGCGCGGGTCGCCCAACCAAAACGATGCTCTTGTACCCATTGTTTCGTCTCCTTCCGCGTGGTGTCAGCGTATGCGCGGCCCACGACGATTTTCATTCTGGAATTAAACTTACAGCGGCACACAGCGGGAACACATCCCGCACATAGCGATCATCAACGCTACTGCAATCGCAAAGCCTAGCATCTTGTAGATGTAGGCGAAGTCTGGTGTCTGGTCGCGGTTCATTGTCCGAGTATGTCTGCGGGATCAGCCATTCCGCTTTCGATCTCGTCCACTAGGCTTACTGCCCACCATTCGGCATTGTCCATTCCGGCTGTACTCAGCAGGCGCAATGCGAAGAACGGGGGGACGACGCCCAGTAAACGCACGAAGTGGTCGTAGTGCGGGTGCCGCTTGGCAGTCTCCCAATAGTACACGGTCTGGTCGGTTACGGCTACGAGCGTAGCGAAGGCCACGCGTGTTAGCCCCATTCCCTCGGTTCGGGCGGCCTTGATGACCGCGCCGATGGTTTCTTTCATTTGTCCTCCACGTATTGTATGAAGCCATGCCATCCACATTTGCGGCATTCAATCTGTTCGTCTTCGGTGTCCATTGAGCCTTCAATGACAAAGCCATCGGCCTGGATGTATATGGTGTCTTGGGGGTAAATACGTGCATTGAGCAGCACCAACTCACCATCTTGGCCACATTCTGGGCACTTCGTTACACAAGCCATCATTCTGTCTCCTTTATCTCTGCTATTCGGCTTGAGAGCCAGTCGCGCAGCGTAGACATTTGGTGCAAGCTCAAGACGACTTCAGGCCCAAGCTCGTCTAGCTTCCACTCTGCTGTGTGTATCGTAACTCCAGACACGGATCTGTTAATTGAGAGGAGCCTATTAGCGTACAATTCTCGCCTGTCGTAGAGTCGGATACCAGACTCATAGACACAATCTTCGCCTCTTGGCACAGTTATCGCCTCACTCATTTGTTCTCCTTTCGTCTGATGTCTCTGGTGTGCCGGGTCGTGACCATAATACCAGATGCGGCACGGTCGTCTGGCCGAATGAGCGCGAGGTTGTGGACGATACTAACGATCTCGCCCGCAACTTCGTGTCCATTCAGCACATCGCTGGGCTCTGCGTTGTAGAGAACGCGGTCGCCAACTTGGAACTTGGTCATATCCCTCTCCCAGGATCGGCGTAGTGATAGGCAATTGAACGTTCCGGCTTTGTCGTATGCACAGTCACCCACGTCTCGGCGAGATACGTTTCGTTGCAGTCGGTGTACTGTCTCCGTTTCTGGAAAACCCAACCGATCTGCTGAACCTCATCATCTGCCAAGTCGATGTAGACCTTGCCTGTGCAGCGCCCGTGGTCTTTCTGGCATTCGCGGAACAATTCCCCTGGCGTGTCGCACCACGCATCGTAGACCTCGCTATCGCTGCGGCGATAGCCTTCTGTTGCATTGACACAACTCTCCTGGACAAGCATTGGTCGCCTCCTGTTTGAGTACATACCTTCGGCCACTCGGCCCACGCCAACGCAGCGTTGTTGGTGCAGGATGCGGGGCCGAAGCCCCGGCAATGTCATTCGCTTCCTCCTTGCTGCGACGCCAGCCACGCACGCCACAGCTTCCACTCGTGCTCGACGCCGACGCGCACGGCGGTCGCCGCTTTGCGGTCAAGTATAGCAAGCTCGTGCTGCGAGAGGCGCGTATTGTAGAGGCCAGACGCAATCAGGGCCTCGTTGCATTGTATCTTGCGCAGTTCGGCATTCTTCCCTGTGATCTGCCCGCTTCCATATGCGACAGACAGGGCTGCTGTCTCGGCAGCAGCGAAGAGCCTCTGGGCCGTCATCTCGGCTTTCAGTGCCTCGATCTCCTCATTGCACGCATCGGCGTACTGTGATGCCAGCGAGCTTATCAACGTCTCAAACTCGTCTTGGTTCATGTTGCCTCCTGGGCTTTCGCCCACTGTTCGTCGGTAAACTCGTCGATGGGGACGCCGAACATTTCCCATCCAGCCTTGGCCGCTGCCTTGTACTCTTCTTTGAGCCAGCAGGTCGGCCTTATCAACACGCGGTCTTCATCGCGCATGTGATAGTGCGTGTGGCATATATTGCATCGGCACTCGCCGTGGACTAGGCCCCACGTCAATCCGGTGCCGAGAATGGTCCCGACAATGCCAGCTTCGGCAAACTTCTTTCCGCATGTCTGGCATGTAACATCGGGGTCAATGGGCCAATTCATCATGCCTTTCCAGTATTTCATGTCGCTACCTCCCACTTAGCGATCTTTCAGTGCCTGGGCCAATGATCTAATGCGCCGATCAATAACTTGCAGGCCAGCCTCGACGTCTTCTGGCAACCCCGACGATGTTAACAGCCCGAGAGTCTTCCAGGCTAGCACCAGCGGGATAGCCCTGTTTTCAATGTCGTTTCTTGGTTTCCGAAAGTGCTTCCACTGGATATATGCCATCATCTAGCCTCCTTATGCGAACTCATACAGGCCCTTATTCGCTCCGCTCTTAACGACGACAATTCGGCGGCCCGTCTGACGATCCCTGATCGTGTGGGCGTCACACGACTCTGTGAAGCGGTGGGAGCCGAGGAACTTGCCCCGGCGTCCCACCCGATTGAGCACGGCGTCTCGCCTGATGACGAGACGCGCGCTACGGCTGATCGGTTCTCTTGTTGCCATTGTCATCTACCTGCTTGCGCGCCATCTCGCTGAGCCAGTCGCTAATGGGCGTGTCATCGCCTCCATTTTCAACGACTATGCCCGCACTTGTTAGGGCGTCGAATATCTGGTCGGCGAAGCTGTCTAGTTCGGCCTGAAGCGCCGCCAAATACCCCGCATTTTCCACGAACGCAAGCGGGTCGCCCTCGACCGCTTCCAGTAGCGAGCGTCCTCCAACTTCATTGACATACTGCACCCATCGCTCGGCAAGCGCGTTGGTCACGAAGCGTCCGACTACGGCATTCATTGTTACGGCGATGACCAATGAATTGACACTTCCGGCGTCCTCTTCGGCCCGCGTCCAGTTCGCGACGTATTCGCGCACCATACCTCTCTGACTCATCCGATCTGTTCCTAGTGGCATTTTCTAGCCTCCCTTTACGATCTGTAGGGCAATGGCCTGGACGAACTGGGGCAGATGCGTCACCGAGTCGTTCAGCCAGTCGCCATATACAACGCCGAACAGCACATAGCGCCTGACGGTCGCTGCGCCATATGCTGCTATCCACATCGCGCTGCCAAAGGCCAGCCCGAGCACGATCCCGTTACGAATCTTGTGTCTGATCTTCGGCATCGTGCTACCCTCCATTATGCATTCATTAGCTCGGCTAGGCATCGGTTAATGTCGTCTATCTCGGCACGCAACTCGGCCACTTCTTGTTTCAGCTGGGCGATTTCGGCACGTGCCTCTTTGTCAACTGTGGAGACTCCGCCGCCAGTATCTAATACGACGTCAATGTCTTCTGATGTCATTGTTTCCCCTGTCTCTTGCTGCCTCTGTTGTTTGGGCACGCTAGGACATATCCTTGAGGCCAATGGTCACATGATGAATCGCCGCACCGCTGCGTGGGACGGGCGTTGTAATATACCAGTCGCTGTAGGTCACGCGGCCGCGGGCGTCCCCCCAGTTTATGATGACAACCGCTCCCCGGGGCGGCACTTGGGGCAGCAGCGTGTGGTATACCTCGATAATGTCGTCCGAGTCGCGCTCCATAAGGATCATCTTGACGTCAATCATTTGCCTCCTCCAGCTGCCTGAGAATTAAGATTGCCCGAGCGAGCTCGTCGGTCGGGCATTGAGCAAGCTTCTCGCTGGGCATGCCGCGATATACGGCTACGATGTCATCGCCAGTCCAGCGCTCCAGCTCAAGTTGGGCACGCTCAAGCTCTGAATCTGGGCGTAACCCATGGTTGCTAATCTCTTCCCGCGTCAACCTGCGGCTGTAGGTCACAGTCCCGAACGTGATGGCTCCGCTTGCGTGTCGTTCGGCCCATTCCCAGCGATCAATTTGGAGCAAGCCATCACGTGGAATGTTGAACGAGTCGGGCGGCCTATTTCGGCACAGATACTTGTGTTTCGGCATTACTAGCCTCCTGTTGGATATAATACGGCAATCGTCTGCCGACGGCAGCGCGTCAACAACGCAACTGCTGCTGCTGGCGCGCTGGGTCGATGGGCGATCTACTGGGTGTTCAGCTCGTGCAACAGTGCAGCAATCCGCTCGGCATTGGCCGCGCCGCTGACGCTGATCTCAAACCGCGCTGACGTAGCGCTGCCGATCTCGACCTTGCCGCCTATGGCCATCGTGCCAGTGTATAGGCTGATGCGCCGATAGTCTCGGCCACTGCCCCGGCCGATTGCGTCCACGCTGGACCCCGCAGCCGCAGCGAGCCGCTGTGCGAATGCCTCTAGCGAATCGGTGCTCGCTTGCCACTTGGCGACACTCTGGGCCTGCTCCGCTACTGCAGCCTCCTGCTTCGGCAATAGCCGCCGCTCTACATCGCGCGCAACTGCCGCCGCCGAGCGATCAATAGAAACAGTGATCGAAGGCGCAACGGCACCCACCCGGTACGGCGCAGTCGCAGGCAGCCGGGGCGTCACGCCAACTAGCTGGAGGCGCCGCTTCTGAAGGTCGGGGCGAATCAGGATCTGCTTGCCGTCCTTCTCAAGATAACGCATATGGTCACGCTGGACTATAGCCCACGCGCCCCCGTCTAGTGTCCTGGTCATCTCCACCAGCAGCGTTGTCCCCCTCGCCAACTGATCCCGCTCGCGCTGTTCCCTAGCCTCAAATCGTGTTCTCTGTGCTGCGGTTATCATTGTACTGCCTCCTGTGTGTGTGTCTGGCGTCTACCATATGTTATATCGCGAATGTGTCAGCTCTGTGTCAGAATGCTGAGAGTACAATCGTCTTTATTCGCATCTTTGGGGCGCGTGCTCCGGCTGCCACACCCAACCAGGATACCCAGCCAAGAAGGGGCGAAACGACCCGCGGCGCATGCTGCTGAGCCGCTTGGCTACCTTTCGGACTGCGGCCTCGGACAAGTGGTGGCGACCCGACCGCTTCAGGTGCCCGTTCTGGCCCCACCATTCAACCCGGAGCACATTGCCGCACAGTGGCCCTGCGTACATCGAAACTGTAATCACGCGCTTGCCTGGCATTGCATACTGCCTCCTCTGTTTTTGGGCTACCTTCCAGCATATGGGAACCCAGGCTCGTCAAAATTAGCAGCCCAGCTAGGGTCTTTTTCAATCGCGCATCTAGTACATAGGCCGCCGTCCTCCTCCGACCAACAGGCGGGGCAAAAGTAGCGCTCGCATCTTGGGCATTGCCAAGCAACTAGGCCACAATATGGCAACGCAGAGGCACACTGGGGCTTTTCTGCCAGTGAAAATCGGCCCGAGGATGTCTTGGGCAACATCCAGCGCCAGCCCCAGCCGCCTTGATGCCATGGCCAGACTTCTATTGAGCCAAGGGGCGGCAATGCTGCCATGAGTTGCTGTGCGTGCTTTGCTGTCGTCTCGTAATGCCGCGCATCGCCTCGCGGCGTTCGCCAAATATAGACACTGGCAGTTTCGCCGCTTCTGATCTGGGCCGCTATCAAGTAGACTCGGTAGGCTGTTGACATTTCAGCCTACCTAGAAAACTTGCCTTGCAAATTTGGGTGTCCCAACTCGGCCCAAATGCGGAAGTATTGCCCCTCCGCCCAGTTATGTACGCCACCGCAGTGTACATTGTCCCATTCATCAACCCCGGGATGTGTCCAGCGATTGATGGCGGCGATTGTTCCCATCACCCAGTATAATATTCTCGGCCTGAACATTGTATAGCCTCCGTTTCGGTACATCTGCTTGGGCAATAATCCCCACTTCGTCGGAATCACAGGCGTAGCAATAGGGCACACTCCCCACTTTGCCTCAATTCTACGGGCGCAGCAGGGCGCAGTCCCCACTTTCGGCATTCCTAGCCTCCCTTCGGTACGGCTACTGATAACTTGCACATAGCCCGAACGGGCTATTCTTCGGCATTCACGCTTGCACATTTGTGCAACAGTAGCATCGTTCTGCCACCAGAACCACCGATGGGTCTTTGGGGCACGGCTCAGTCTGTTTCGTCGCTAGGTAGCCCAGTTTCAATACTGCGCCCACTGGATAGGCGACGAGTATTGCGGCCGATGCCTACTTGGGCGCAGTGGGCGCAATCCCCATGGCACGGCTCGGGCATCTTGGGCACAGCCGCTACACTCTCCCCGTGGTAGGCGGATATCCCGCCCGTGAACACGCGCCTGACCGCATACTTGGACATCATTCTCTCCTTCGGCCTTCTACCTGGGCCTGACCCGACGTCTGGCCCATGATTGGAGCCCGAAGGCTCCTTTTGATCATAGGCCAGATCCTAGTACGTCCCGTGCTGCTGCTCCGCCCGGCTGTAGGCGTCTGCAATGACAGAGCTGAGTCCATTCCCCGTATTGCACTCCCCACCAGGCCTGGCCGACCGGACCTATGAACCAGACATCATAGCGTGTGCCCGCTATGTTGTGTCTGCCTTGGCGCGGCTCCCCGACATCAAAGTGTAAACTGCCAGGCCAGTTGGTTACTTGGCCGTCGCCCAAGTACAGAACCGCTCGGCCGTCTTCTATCATCCGCTCTGCGTCTGCCAGCCCGCAGCAGCGGAAGCACAAGCGGTCGCCTGTCTCGGGGTCGGTTCCATAGCCTGTTGTTGGCCCGTCGCTGATGCACGATTGCCCGCACTGGTCGCAAACTGCCTTTGCTAGCATCTCCTTGCTCCTCCTGTTGCTTCGGTCTTCTACCTGGCTAGCAGCCGATCTGCTGGCCACGATTGGCGACCGAAGCGCTGGCCGCCTATTCTGTTGTCGAGTCGTTCAGCTCTGTTAGGTATCGGCTAGAAGTAGTCCCCTGCTGCATTCTTGAGAGCCCGGTTCGCTGCGCGGATGGGCCTGAGCCGACTGTCGTACCAGTCTCGGTAGCAGTAGTCAGGCAGATCGTAGACGGACAATCCGCGATAGCCGACCAGCTTGTCTACCGCGCGCATCCAAACGTCAAAGCTGCGATTGTCGCTTGCCTTCATCTTCTGTGGTACGCCTTTCTTGACCTTCAGTAGAATACTCATGTTGCCTCCTATGATATGTACGTGGCGACCTGGATGTCCCCGTAGTGGTCAGGGTTTTCATCATAACCACCAAACCGGACCAGGATACCAGAGAAGAACGAGTCACCGTGGTAACCTTGCCAGTCCATAATCCAAGCTGGCGCATTGGGGAATGACGTTCGCATAAACTCAGAGAGAAAGTACAATTCCCCACGATACGTGAAGCATTCCTCCTCAGCGTCGCCCCATTCTGGTATAGCGTAGTCCGTTTCTCTCCAGTGATAGTTGCTGATTATCTCGAGCATTGTCCTTGCCTCCTTCTCTCTCTGCTGTAGCAGGCTCCTAGACTAACCAGGACGCCTGCTGCGCGCTACAGGTAGCGCCTTTCATAGCATACCCTGCAATACTGCTGCCAGCTCTGCTAGCACGCCACCCGCTGCTGCTAGCAGTACTGCTGCGATGATCACTGCTGCTGTTGCTGCTATCAGTATTCTCATTGCATCGCCTTCCTATGTGTGTGTTGCCTGATCTGTGCCAACAGTATACCACATGTTAGCGTGCACGTCTATAGCAAACAGTAGAACTTGTGTTCTTCTTTGGCTTGTGACAGGTTGCACATACTCTGGTATACCAATGGTACAATTGCACATATGTGCAGGCTGTGAACGGATGTGCAGTCGGCCTGCGCCGCTTTGGTATGCCAAAACGTTTCGACGGCATGCATAGCGTAAGCCCCTACCACACAAGTTCCCATCGCCTGTTTGCACTTGCGACCTCCCAGTTATCGCAGCCCCTACCACACGATTCTCTGTCCCCCGGTTGCAGTCGCATACTCACGGCCCTTGCAGCCCCCGCCACCTGCGACATTACTCTAGCTGCTTCTGTAGCAAGCGTGTGACAATTCTAGCGCGTGTAACGGCGCATTGCCATAGTGAGATATGCTTCTACGTTGCTGCGTTGCCCTGGGGCGGTTGGGGCATTTTCCTATATTTTCCTACATTCTCACAGTTTGCACTTGACAAGTGGGGGGTGGATGTGGTATACTCAGTACAGTTATCCAGTCCAAGGGGGGAATGATGAGCGAGCATACGCCAGGGCCATGGGAGTGGAGCATAGCAGACAAGTGGGCACTGTTGTTACATCAAGCAGGGCAGACGTGGGTTGACAATTCAATTCTTCAGTGTGATCGTTGCGGTGACTGTGCGGAGCACGACCCAACAGAGGGGGGTGAGGAGTTCAAGTGTGCGTGGCCTTCCAAGGCAGATCGCGCCTTGATTGCTGCTGCGCCCGACCTGCTGGCGGCGTGCGAGGCACATGAATATGTAGAGAAGCATAAGGTGTTTTGTGGCATATGTACACAAGACCAGTTATGCGAGAGAGCCGTCGAGTTGATTCAGAGGACCAACACCCGCACCCGTGTCGCCATCGCTAAGGCAGGGGGAGACTGATGGCGGTAAGGGACTTGGCAGCACGATGGCTTGATCACCTAGAAGCCGCAGATAACGAGCTTGACGGGGCGCTTACCGCTGTAGCTCAAGAGCTTACAATCTGCAAATCCCAGCGCGATGAGCTGCTGGCGGTACTCAGACAGGGCGAGTGGGCTGCTGATGAATGGGGATCACGCGTTGAGTGTCCCTGGTGCAAGCGCGCATACTTCACGCGAAGCCCCTACGCATCACGCAAGCATCGGGATGACTGTGCCTTCCTGGCCACCATCGCCAAGGCGGAGGGGGGAGGATGAATACTGAGCGACCAGAGCCTACAAGTTGCTCTCGTCTCTATGATGAACCCGGCTGGGCCACCCCGCTGCTCTGTGCGTTTGTGATTGTACTGTTCACCATTGTGTTGGGTGGTCTATTCATCTTGGCCTATAACCATTGTCCGAAGTTATAATGAATGAAAACCTATCATAAGAATCCCCGAACGATCGCCACGAAGCCTTGGATACAATACAAGGATCGCGATTACGTATGCCAATGGTGCGGTGTCATATTCCACACTCGCAAAGGATGTGCTGCGCGCACACCCAAGTATTGTTCACAACAGCACTGTGGATTTGCGCATCGCAAGCCACGCAAAACTCAATATGCTGCATCGCCCCCTGCTTGGTCTCGTGGATTAGTACCGCGCCTAGACCATACACGGCGGGGAGCCACATACTCTGGTGTGGTGCTTCAATGCGCGAGCCGTGCCCCCCAATGCGGGCGCAAGATGTGGTTTGAGGTCGGCATCAGAGTATATCAAGAAGTTGACCCCGAATAAATAATGTCAATTGGGCCACGCGTCAAGCTAGCACGACACGCAGCGCGCCTCTCCCAAAGGGAGCTTGGGCGAAGAGTAGGAGTCAGCGGGGCTATGATCTACAAGTATGAACTAGGCCAGACTATGCCAAGCCTAGCGAAACTCCAACAGATCAGCGCACATACCGATATGCCAGTCGAGTTCTTCTTGCGCCCCAGAACAATCCCCTCGCTTACTGTGACCCATGTCTACAAAGGAAAATGATATGCCAACTACTAACGTTACTATCGACGCGCGTGACGTGATGCACCAAGTGACTATGACCGTCGAGCTTACACACACTCGACAGCTTGAGTGGCGGCTATGGCTAGGAACGCAACTAATACGACTCGCTGCATGGATTATGGGCTGCGGGATCGAGATTATCGAAGACGAGACAGAAGATGTCAGCGTATAGCACGACCAGCACTGCACTCGGCGTCGACCCCAGATAAACAATGTCGATAAAGATGTCAATAATAGATGCTACCGCTGCACAGACACCCTGGATACAATACAGAAATCGTGACTACGTATGCCAGTGGTGCGGAGCGGTCTTCAGAAGTCGCAAGGCATATAGCACATATACACCGAAGTATTGTTCAAGCAAGTGTTGTGGGAATGCCCAGTGCAAGTGGTCAACTTGCAAACAATGCGGTGGCCCTTACAGAACCGGGCACAGTGGAGTGCGCAACGCGCTTTTCTGTTCCCGGCATTGTTATACAGCATGGCGCACAGGGCGTTCCCTTGGCGATGCGCATTGTGCAGCCCTGTCTGCGGCAAAGATTGGCAAGCCAATTCCACACCTCCACAATGAGGCGGTGCGCAAGAAAATCAGCGCGGCACTTACAGGCAAGCCACAGCCCTGGCTACGAGGCCCCAAGCACCCCAACTACAAAGACGGCGGGAAGGCAGCATGGGCACGCCAAAAAGCTATGGGTCGCACAGAATACAAAACGTGGCGTAGGGCGGTTTTCGAGAGAGACAGCTACACCTGTCGGCAATGCGGGCAAATCAGTGGCGCTGTACAGGCTCATCACATAAAGCCCTGGGCCAAGTATCCAGACATGCGTTACGACGTTGACAATGGGGTAACACTATGCAAGCGGTGTCACATTGAAGAGTGTTCTAGGCAGTCATGAAATCTTATCACAAGAACCCTCGAACGATCACCACGAAGCAATTCGACGCGTTAGCAGAGACGCTGGACGAGCTCGGCGATCTCAGCCCCATCGTACACAACCTAGAGACGGACGAGGTCATAAGTGGCAATCAGCGGATGCGTGTAATGGACATCAACCGCTGCAAGATTGTACTAACGGCGGAGCTTGACCAACCGGACGATCAGGGAACGGTAGCCACTGGCTATGTAGAATGGCGCGATTCGCGGTATGCGTACCGGGCGGTAAGGTGGGACGAGCACACGGCGGAACGCGCAAATGTGGTAGCAAACAAAGCTGGGGGCGCTTGGGACTTTGACATCTTGGCAAACGAGTTCGAGGTCGAGGACTTATTGGAGTGGGGTTTCAGCGAGATCGAGTTACAGATAGACGCCATTGCTAACGGGATGGGCGATGGTAGCGAGGGGGATGCAGATGGTAGCGATGATAACGATGCTTCTTACTACGCGCTCATCGTAGAATGCGAGACGAGCGGGGCACGGGCTGAGTTGTGCAGCCACCTTGTTGCAGATGGTTATACGTGTCGGATGGGGGACGTTGCTGCTACCATTGATGGTGGTGATGGTAGAAGCGGCCTTGATCTCGTGGTCTTTTCATAATGGCTAAGAGGAAAGCGGTTGCTACTACGACGACAACGGCTGTAGCAACAACTACCACTGCGTCCAAGAAGAAGGCGCACCCAAGTTCTATCTGCTCGCCAGCGAAGATGGTCGATGCCGTTCAGCGCGCGCACGGCATTGCCACTGTCGCTGCGAAGATACTCGGTTGTACGCGGCGTACGATCTATAACTACATCGAGCGTTACCCAGAAGTCGCGCTGGCGTACAAAGAGGCGCGAGAAGAGAACGTCGACGTTGCAGAGAATAAGCAACTGCAAGCGCTCAACAAGGGTGCAAGGTGGGCCATCGAGAACTGGCTTTTCTACTCCAAGGAAGGGCGCGAGCGTGGGTGGCTCAAGCGCGCCGAGCAGGCGCAAGATATGAACTTGCTGAACGCCATCCAGATTGTTATTCCCGATAACGCGCGCGACGGTGATATGGCGACCGTCAATGTAACACAAGCAGGCGATGGTGGTGGTAGCGACGGTAACGATGGTAGCGATGTCACACGCCAATATACGTATGCGACGACGCTAGAAGAGGCCAGACACCAGAAACGCATTGCTGGTCTGAGCAAAGATGGCAAAGGTCTCACTCCCAGAGAAAACGAGAGCGACTGGCTGAACGTAGACACAATCGTAGATGAACAAGGGGGAAGTACAGAATGAGCGAACAAAACGCACGACCGGAAACGCCGTGGACAACAACCAAGCTAATAAATGAACTTCGGGCTGTCATGCAGGAGCATGGTGACGTGCCATGCCAATTGCAAGACGAGGCGTGTACAACACACGAACTTTTCTTCGTCGTCACGGAGGAGTACGAGGATGGCTGGCGGGTAAACATCCGACTGTGGACGCTGCCGGAAGTTGAGCGTGAGCGCTTGCTAAAGGGCAACTGGAAGATACGACCGGCTGCGGGCAAGCTGTTCAATCGCGCTTGGTTTATCCCCTCTATCGACAAAGTGCCCCCGCTGGGCGTCGAATGCCGATTTTGGGACTTGGCCGCGTCTACCAAGAAAGGGGCCGATTATACGGTAGGTGTCAAGATCAGACGTGTGCGCGATACGTACTTCATCACAGACATGATCAAAGTACAGATGGGACCAGCGGAAGTTGACCTGCTGGCGAGCGTACATACACTGACCCGTCAGTCGGCTCGTGGTCGCGCCTGATGCGTGCGTTGACTATCAGCCGCATCAAGCCTAAACTAGCCCTGTTTCTGCGCCAGCACGCGATGATGGAGTTTATAGATCGCAAGGCCGAAGAAGCAAAGAAGAAGCGTCTATGAAAATCGCCCACAGTGACGATGTGCTTCTGACGCGTCCTGTGCTTGAGGTGTGGGTGCCGCGCGCCGCACTAGAGACAATCGTGTGTGCAGCCGCCGCCTATAGAGACTTTGTCTGTGACGATGACGATCTTATCTCTGCAATCGACGATGCAATCAAAATCATCCAAGATGCCGTAGATGACGATATGCAGCCACCACTCAATGAGCATCCATTAGTATGAAAATCGCCCCGCAGCCTGGCCCGCAGACACAGTTCGCGACAACGAGCGCGGATATAGCGTTGTTTGGCGGAGCTAGTGGCGGGGGGAAAACTTTTTGGCTGATCTGTGAGCCGCTGAGACACGTTCGACCGATGAAAGACAAATCTGGCAAGAGCATTTCCAATCTTTTCAATGCCGTGACGTTCAGGCGCACGTACAAGCAGATTACCGAAGCGGGCGGGATGTGGAGCGAAACGATGCACATCTATCCACAACTGGGCGCTGTGCCGAAAGTGGCCGACTTGCGCTGGGAGTTCCCTGGTGGCGCGTCTATTCGCTTTCGTCACTTGCAGCACGAGCAAGACAGAATGCTTTACCAAGGTGCTCAGATCGGCTTGCTATGCTTCGATCAAGCGGAGCAATTCTCCAGCGAAGCATTCTGGTATCTGTTGCAGCGCAATCGGTCGATGTCCGGCATTCGCCCTTACGTGCGTATGACGTGCAACCCCGATCCTGACTGCTTTCTGGCAGAGATGATTGACTGGTGGCTTGACGAAGACGGATACCCAATCAAAGACCGTAGTGGCATCTTGCGCTATTTCATACGCCTGGGCGAGCAGCTTATATGGGCAGATACGCCACAAGAGCTTGTCGAGCAACATTCTGATTACTTTGAGCGCACGGGCGTTGACCCCCGCTATATCTACAAGTCATTCACGTTCATTCCTAGTAACATTCGTGACAACCAGATACTGATGGAGAAGAACCCCACTTATCTAGCAAATCTCTGGTTGCTGCCAGAGATCGAGCGTGAGCGCCTGCTGCACGGCAACTGGAAGATACGACCGGCTGCGGGCAATCTGTTCAACCGTGCTTGGTTTATTCCCTCTATCGACAAAGTGCCCCCGCTGGGCATCGAATGTCGCTTTTGGGACTTGGCTGCGTCTGTCAAGAAGGGGGCCGATTATACGGTAGGTATCAAGATCAGACGCGTGCGCGATGCGTACTTCATCACAGACATGATCAAAGTACAGATGGGGCCAGCGGAAGTTGATTTGTTGATGTTCCGTACGGCCCTTGCCGACTACGAGAATGCGAAAGAGTCGACCACGCACTACGCGGTGCGCTGGGAGATCGAAGGTGGCTCTTCTGGCTTACGCGACGACCATCGCCTGAGAGATATGCTGCGTGCGTTTGATTGCGGCGGCATACGGCCACAAGGCGATAAGGTCGTCCGGGCGAAGCCGCTAGCTGCTGCTTCGCAGAGAGGTGACATTCGCTTGCTCAGAGGGGATTGGAACGACGAGTGGCTGACGCATATGCACCACCAGCCCGATTGGAGCCACGATGACATTATGGATGCGTCTACGGGTGCGTACAATGCCTTAAGTGGTACAATGATGACAACGGAAGAGGTTATCACGATGCCCTGGCAGTCCATCGGACCAGCGTTCTAAGATGTGTACTCACAGAATGTACTCACAAGGGGGAACCGTGATCACAGAAGAGAAGTGGCAGGAGATGAAGGTCGCTGAGAAGCGTGAGTGGCTACGCGAGCAGGTAGAAATCTTGCAAGCACCCAGCGAGCCGCCGCGTGTAGTAGACAAGACAGCGCGAATGAAGATTGCCGACTTGCAGAAAGCCATCGAGCATCTTTCGACTCGCCTCGATCACCTCGAGAATGTCTCTATAGTTGAGTTGCGTGCTAAGACTGAGCATCTTGATAGAGTTCTTTTCATCATGCACGGCAACTTGACCTCGCGCATTGAGCGCCTTGAGGAAATGCTAGGAGTTGTTGTACAATGACAGACCAAGCGCTCGCCGCTGAAGTTGTCAAGCTGAAACAGGAAGTAGCCGAGTTGTGCGCCGCGTTTGACCGTCTCAAAGAGGTAGTCGAGAAGGCAACGCCAGCAATCAAGTCTTTGCCGCCGCTGGACGACGGCTGGGGCCACGCAGAAGATGGCTGGCCGTGGGATGTGAGCGCAACGGACGGCGCAACTACGCCCAAGTGCGATTGCGAATGGAATAGGAATCTCGCGCGTGCAGTTGGCTCATCGGTTGGCTGGTACTGCCCCGCGCATGGTCGGCAAAATATCATTTCAGAATGAACAAAATCGACGGGCGCGCAGCAGCAGTCGGCTTTAGGGGGAGCGTAGCGGTTACAGAGTTGCGGTGTTACGTAACCGCTACGGCTCGCGCCCAATGTGTGGGGAGAAAGTGACGTGAAACAGCATTATGAAATGCACAAAAAGGGGGAAACGGTGAACGACGACTACTGGATGGGCGAGGTTGTCAGTGCTCTAACAGAGATGAACAAGACGCTGGATAGTATCGACACGACGCTTAAAGAGATCAGCGAGAAGCTAGACGAGCCGCAGACAATGAGGGAAAAACTGCACACTTACAACACGTCCTGTATTCCTTGTGGCATTGATGTTGCCGAATTGAGAGAGGAAATTCGTAACGCGGTTCGCAGAGAGCGTGGCGACGTTATTATCAGAGACATCGTGCCCGAGTGGGTGTCTATTTTCCAGGCTATACTATAGATGCGTGGGTAAGGTCATACGAGACAGATTGGGACTTCAATTACAATGGGCTGGATTATCAAACATGGGGGGACAAGGAATGAACAGGCGTAGTTTTCTGACATCTATTGCAGCTACGATTGCCGTGTTAGCAGCTAGGCTGAAGCTGAGTGCCACAGGCGGGTACATCGAGAGTGGCACGCTGGTGCCAATCCACAAAGGGGAGTTCGTGCTATCGGCAGAGGAAGAGATACGTGTCGATGGATGTTACTTAGACGACTGCTACTCGATTCCGCTCAGAGACATTCCTGTCGGGTGGAAGGCAGAAATGGCTATTGAGCTAAGAGACTGGGTCGTCGTTGTAGACAATGAGAGCAACCCTGTGGTTTGTATCATTGCCCATAGAGAAGGCTTTGGATGGCGGGACAAATGCCGTTTCGAGTTGCAGCCTGGCGATGGTATTGCGCTGTACCAAGACGGTCTTTGGGCTGTTCACAAGAATGATGCAGCTCTCACGCATGATATGATCTATGTTGTGTCGGACTTGGCTATAGAAGCGGTATAAGTTTGAGGGGGAACAGGACAATGAATAGGAGTTGACACGATGGCAGCAGAAAACGAAGGGCTTTTCTACAAGGCACGCACAGCTATAGCGCACGCACTAGAGCCGCAGGGCGAGCGCGACAAGATCGTAGAGACAGTGTCGGGGTTGCTACGCGCTTACGAGCAGGGGCCGTGGCAGTTGCCGCCAGAAGCACTGGTGCAGCAACTGAAAGAGCAAGATACGTGGATGATCCAGGACATTCTCAACCAGATGGACTGGGAGAGCTTGGGCACCTACGCTAGTGACACGTCAGCCGAACGGGAGCGTGCGATCAACGACAGTGCCCGTCTGTTCAAGTACAGCCCGCTGGCGCAGTTCTCGCTGTGGCTGTGGACGGGCTGGGGCTTGGGGGACGAGATCACCGTGCTCATTCGCGACAATGACAAGGTGCAGGAGATATGGGACGAGTTCTGGCACGCTGACCGCAACAGGCCCGTCATCGGTGAGGACATCATTCATGACCTGAGCAACTTCCTGCTACGTGACGGGAACACGTTTCTGGCCTTCTACGCCAGCACGCCAGATGGGAAATGTACCGTGCGTGAGTTGCCGACGCGCGAGATCACGAAGATCGTCACGGACCCCGATGACTGGTCAGTGCCCTTGTTCTACATGCGCACTAGCCCTGATGCGCAAAAAGAGATGTACTACACCGACTGGCTGTGGTATCTGGATAACAAGCTAGACGATGATGCTACCACTGCTAGCGGCAGTAGCGCGGCTATCGGGGACAATGGTAGTAGTAGTAGCAATAGCAAGCCAGCGGTAGATATGGGCGCAGTTGCCAAGCTGCCCGATAATGCAATACGCATGGAAACCCAGCGCGGTGGCACAGACGTCACGGTGCTACACATCGCCCACAATCGCAAGGAGCGTGACAGCTTGTGGGGATGGCCGTTGCTGACGTGCTCGCGTGCGTTTATGAGTGCGCACAAGGGCTTCACCGAGAGCCGCCTGACGGTGGCAAAGGCAAAGAGTATGTTTGTGCGCCGCAAGCAAGTGGCTGGCGGCTCGCGTGCCGTCAACGCTGTCTCTGCTCAACTACAAAGTGCATTGTCGCGCACTCAAAGCCGTGACACAAACGCGCCTCCGTACTCGGGCAGCGTAGAGGTTGATAACGAGGCCGTGCGCACAGTTGATTTGCCGATGACAACGGGCGCATCTGACGCGAAGGCAGACAACGAGCTATTTGCGTGGACGGCGTTGCTGGGAGCGGGCTTGTTTCCCACCAGTGCGGGGCTGGATACGACACGATGGGCGACGGCGCTTGAGATGGACAAGGCGCAGTCGATGTTGTTCGAGACGTACAAGACGTACTGGTCAGCGCAGTTTACGAAGATGGTGCGCGTTGTCATCGGCATGTACGAGAAGTATAATCCAGACGATCCCGTTGACCCTTACACCGTCCAGGTCAGTACAGACACGCTTTCACTGAATGACTTGCCGCAGATCGCTACGAGCGTAGGCAACCTGATGAGCAACGCGCTTGGGCCACTGATTGAGCCGGGCATCGTGCCCGTTGAAGCAGCGAAGAAGATCGTCGCTGCGTTCTGGCACATCATCTTGCAGTCAGCGGGCGTGACGAATGCAGATGCCATCACGTCTTCCGAGTCGTTCGAGTTCGGTGACTATGCAGTAGCAGCGCCACCAGTAGTACCACGGCCAGCAGAAGAGAAAAGTGTCGATGTGGGAACGATTCCATCGACATATCTTGGGGACAATGTCCATGACATCGACACATCAGGAATTACAGCAATCGTGAGGGAGATGGTAGCCGACGCCATCAGCAATGGCAGCGGGGAGTAGCGACTACGGCCTGAGCATACGCGGCGCGGTACGGGCGCTGTGGAAGGGGCTGATAGACGCTGACCAGTTCTACGACTGGATGAGTTCTGCAATCGCGCGCGGCTTGACAAAAGCGTGGTACGCGGGCGCGGCTGAAATGGGCATACAACCAAGTGAGCTAACGCCCATCGAACGCAATGCGCTACAGTCAGTTATCACTGAAGAAACTAATCGCGTTCCTGGCTTTGCAGCTTCTATCATCAAGTTTTCACAGCCTAGTGGCGCGAAGCTATCTCGCCACTTGAACCGAGTGAAGATGTGGACCGCACGGTGGCAGGACGTCAGCACACGGGCGAAAGTGATGGCGGGTCAAGACCAGAAGCTCAAATGGGTGCGCGGGCCTACGATTGAAGGCTGTATCTCGTGTGACATTAAGCTGAATGGTAAAGTGAAACGCGCGTCGTACTGGCAGCAGGTGGGCGTATACCCGCAAGCACCGGTAAATCCTAAAATCGCATGCCAAGGGTGGCGTTGCCTTTGCAGTCTAGTAGTTACTACAGACCGATGCTCACCAGGACCGTTGCCGAGCTTGCCATAAAGGGGGAAACAATGGAAATCGATGCTATCTATGTTATGGGCACAGCGCGTAAGTGCTTCAGGTTGTACGAGCTTCTAGCACAACTGGAAGAGAGCTTCAAGGTCGATGCCATTCAGTGTGCGGTTATCAGAAATGACTACACGGTTGACATGCGCGTTGCGTTCAGCAATCTAGCAAAAGTGAAGGCTGAAAGCGCAGCGGCCATTGATGACGAAGGGTATGGCTGGGTACGCTTTGTCAATCCCGCGTGGGTGCCTGGCTATCTTAGTGAAGGCTGGGATGACGGCTGGCTTATCTCGTTTAGGGGAAAGCCTGTCGTAGACTGGCAAGATGTTCTTGCGCTTCAAGAAGAGTTGCTAGCTGAAATTGAAGCTACTGAGTAGAGTATGACCGAACCCAACGGCAACTACGCGCTCATCATCGAAGGCATCGTCGCAGAGAACGGCAACGGCGGGGGCATCAGCGCGATAATCGTCGTTCAGCAGATTGACCGCATCCGCTCTGGCGCGTTGCAGATTGCAGACGCTGCCGAGATTTTGAGAGGCATTAGCCCGACAACGGCTGAGATCAGAGCCGAGTGGCGACAGATGAAGAGGGGGAAATAAAGGGGGAACAATGACTGATACTGATTATCGTCTACTGTTGCAAAAGTATATGATGCATGTTGGGAAAATGGAGTGTAAAGACTTTGTTTATCGCACAGGAAAGCCACCTTCCTACTTCACTGACGCCGAATGGCAAGACTTGAAACAAGCATCTGTTGATTCTTGTAGGCTGGAAGACGTAATAGCCAGAGAAAGAAAGCAGAATAGGGGAAGATGAATTGCCCCACACCACGATATGAAGTCAGGGTTGTGCTTCATTCTCCATCAGAGACTGCTATAGTGAGAACACACAGCCGCCCGCGTTGTGATGCGGGGATGTTGTATATCTCAGCAGTATGTGAAGAGATCGGATACCCACTGTGCCGAGTGCTTGATTGTCGTGTAACGCTTGCGCCCGACGATCTCAGCACGATGACTTTAAACATGCCAATGTAGCTGGCATGCTATGTGCAGATTATCAAATACAAAGACCGCCCCGAAGAGCGGTCTAAGATCGCCGCCTACACTTGGTAGGTGCGGCACGCCCCGTGCCAGGGAATCCTATAGTGCGAGTCGCATGTTACGCATCCCATTCCCCAGCGGGCACTCATAAGCAGATATGGCGTCCCATACCCGCATAGACAGTATAGCACATTGCGGATGATCTGCCAAGGGGGCACTTGACAATCTGTAAGTAGTGTGGTATAGTAACAGCACAATCGAATAATTCGGTATACCACGCAGAAGTGGAGCGCCGCAGTAGCATGAGCAATCGTGCCTGCGGCGCTTTTTGTTTGTCCGCCTTGGGGCTGCATGGCGTTCGGCCTGACCGATAGTAGCTTTCTGTTTCAGTGGAAAGAACAGTCACGTGCAATAGACAGCACAGGGTTTCAAAGAATGAATCAGCCTGTAGCGGCTGTCTATTGCGCATGCGGGTATCATGCAATAGAACGCGGTTAGACGCAATTGCAGGCGTAAATACGAAGCAATTGGAAGCAATCAAGATGCAATTCAGAAGCAATAGGGAGCTTGATCAATGGTAATGCCCATAGGCGATCCGCATCCACGAGGATATGCCAACCCAGTTGTCTTGCGAGCGAGCGCAGCGTTGGAAGCTGCTGGCGCGTGGGATGCAGCGCCGACCGAGTCATTCTCGACCAACGCGCTTGAGATGTCGATCCACTTCACGTATACCCAGGATGCTGAACAGGGTGCGGTTGGCGCATTCGACTGGCAGCTTGAAGTCAGTCACTACTCGGTAGTCGCGCTTGTACCCACTGGTGCATCTGAGTGGGTGACGATGAGCTTATACGCGCCTGGGCCAGTTGCGCTCGCCGCAGACAGTCAGAGCCGCACGCAACGCGAATACATCACATACGGCGCGACCGGCGCTGGAGCCGAGGACCATGTGTTCACTGTTGTGCTAAACAAGGTTGTAGAGAGAGTGCGCATCCCTGCCAGAGAGAGCGCAGACGGCGATCAAGCAAATCCAGGGGTCTTGCAGATCACGGCTGTCTTGGTGTAACAAGGAGCATACCTAAATGGCAATGAGAACAACGCATCAAGGCGGCAGTGTACAATACGAAGATACAGTTGGCGTCGATGGTGACAGCGGCGTATCTATTCTAGGGTTTCGCAACGACGCCGACGCGCAACTGGCAACTGCCGACCTCAGCCACACGCGCCTCTCTGCTGACGAGTTCGGCAGGCTGAAAATCATCGTTATCACCAATATCCCGCCAGCGGGTGTTGCAGCTGCCGCTGCTTATTCTGACGAACCGGCGGCAAACACGGCAGCGGTTGTGACGCTTGCTGCTGGTGCTGCTGGGGTATCAAATGTTCTGGGCATGGTGGTGTGGAGTTACGACTTGCTGACAGTGGCAGGCACCCTTGTTATCGAAGATGGTGGAGGCACAACCGTCCTCAAGATAGATATTCCAGAAAGCGGCCCTGGTTTCATCAAGTGGGAACCCGGCCTCGCGGGCACGGCTGCTACGGCGATGATTGTCACGCTAGCTGCCGGTGGCGCTGGCGTGAGTGGAATCGTCAACGTTCACGCCTGGACGCAGGGCTAATGATATGGGCCTAACAGGTATCTTCGGCGGCAAGCGGGCAAGATTGTTGGTTACTGGCCAAACCACCCAGTACAATGGTGAGTTGGATGACGGGTTCTATGAGAGAGGGCTGACGAAGACATATACCGTTCTCACAGTTGGCGCATACTCTGGCACGTCCAATATCGACCTAGTCCACCTAACTGACATCAGCATCGCGTTTGCAGCCACTACGCCAGGGACGATCACGGATACTAACAACCAGTTGGCGATGTTCAAGACGGGAGAAGTCATCGTCGTATCGGGTTCAGTTGGCAACGATGGGGTTTACAATGTGAGCACCGGTGCCGTTGCTGGAACTATCCGCACAACTGAGGCAACTATTCTCGGGGCCGCTGGCCCCAGCGTGTCTATAGCCAAGCGGGAAGCGCACAGCAACAACTGCGTGCTGGATCGGCAGACGGGACTGATGTGGTCACGGTACACGAGCGCACAGTACGCGACGATGGGCACGGCAGGGACTGGCACGATGCCGTGGACTGGACAGCTTTACGACATCTTCCAATACTGCGCGGCGGCGAACACGGTGAGCCTGGGCGGGTATGCGGATTGGAGAGTGCCGAATATGTTTGAGCTAGGCAGTTTGTTTAATCTTGAAGCTGCTACTGCTGTGCCAGATGCTGTGGCGTTTCCGAGTTGGCCAGCAAATTATGTCTGGACATCTACTACGGCGGCAGACAATAATACTATTGCGGTCCGTGCAGACTTTGCTAGAGGTCGCCTTGACGGCAATATCAAAACGATAACCTACTTCGGCGCCATAGTCCGAGGAGGCGTTTAGTGAGAACAATCAGTCTGACTAAGGGTAAAGTTGCATTGGTTGATGATGCAGACTATGCTCGTGCGTCCCAGTATAAATGGCATGCCGTGAAACGGAAACGCACATGGTATCCCAGCCGACTGATAAATATGGGCAGCAAGCGGCACCAATTATTCTTACATGCCTTTCTATTGGAGCCTATGGATGGATTGCAGGTAGACCATCGAGACGGCGATGGGTTGAATTGCACTCGTGCCAATATGCGTTTATGCACACCTGCGGAAAACACGCGCAATCGCAGACGGCCTGTTACTAATACGTCTGGATACAAAGGGGTCTCCTGGCATAAGCTACGTGGTAAATGGATAGCTTGGATTGGGCTGAATGGCAGAAACAAATACTTAGGCTTGTTTGAATCCAAACGGAGTGCGGCTCAAGCATACAATGAGGCTGCATTGAAATACTATGGCGAATTCGCCTGCCTCAACACAATTGGAGGCGTCTGATGCCGAACTGGTCGAACTTGACGCTATCACAGCTTCGAGCAGCCACAAAGGCGCAGATCATCGTCGCCATCGACAACTGGCTCGCTATTCACACCAAGCGGCGGATCATCGAATTGCTGCTGGACGTGACAAACATCGCTGACCGACCTGACATCACCTATGGTGTGGACGGACAGATTGCGCGATGTGATGAGGTGTTCCGAGACACGCTGGGAGCCATTGTAAGCGGCAGGCGCACGAACTATGTCTACTACCCGACTGGCGAGATCGACACGATAGAAACTATCGACGTGGACGCGGACCTGACGACGGTGCTCAGTCGACGCACAGTGAAACATTACCTTGATGGCAGACAGCCGACCGTTACGGTGATATAGGATCGGACATAGAGATGCCCTGGACGGCGAAAGACGCAGTTAGGTTTCAATCGAAAGCGACGACTGCCAAGCTCAAGAAGCAATGGGCAGCCGTTGCGAACTCGGTCAGGGCAGCATGTATCAAGGACGGTGGCAGCGAGAAGAAATGTGACGCCAAGGCCGTCACGCAGGCTAATGGCGTGATCGCCAAACAAGTGCAGGAGAACGAAATGGACAACGGCAGCGAATGGACAATGGCAAGCGTCGCGCAGACGGCAATCGAAGTTGGCTTGGCGGTAGCACGCGAGACAGACGAGATTGCGAATGACGAAGCTGCAAAGACGCTAGACTTGCTGCACTCGAAGTGGAACGAGCTTGGCGAGACTACAACTCAAGCGCCTATCGTGTCCATTGCCGACGTCGAGGTTGATGGAGAGCGTGTTTCATTGAGTGACATCGTTGAGTTCTACCGCGTTGGCAAGGCTGCCGAGAGAGAGGAAGAAGAGGTCGTCGAAGCCAAGAAAGATGAGCTTTTCCCAACTGATGCTGCACGGCAAGCGAAATTGCTTGTCGAAGCCTCTAAGCTGATTGATCAGGTCTTGTGTGGGCTTGATGATGTTGCCGAGTCCGCAGAAGAGCAAGAACCTTCCACAGACGTTAAGGAAGATGTCGTCGAAACGGACAACGACGTGCCAGTCGTCGAAGAGCCGCTGATTGAGTTTGACGAAGGCGACGCAGAGCGCGCTGAGTTTGAAGAGAGCAGCGATGGGAAAGTGCTTGCCATCGTCGAAGATGGAGAGGGCACACGCGCTGCCCCGATGAAGTTGCATATTGAAGTCATCCGTCCGGGAATGGGCAACGCCAAGATGGGCCGCTACTACGGCGCACCGATGCTGCGCGAGAACGCGCATATGTTCAAGGGTGCGAAGATGTATCCAGTCAACCATCGTGGCAAAGACAAGTCAGTCGGCAACGAAGTTAGCATGGTGCTTGATTGTCCCGTTGGCTTCACCGAGCGTGGTGGGCCAATCGCGCTTGTTGGCGTGTTTGATGAAACGTTTGCCAGGAACGTGCGCAACCGCGCAGCGCTTGATGCACTTGGCTCGCTTGAGTGTTCGATACTTGGCGAAGGCGATATGCGCAAGGGCAAGGTCAATGGCAAGCAGGCATTCATCGTCGAGAATATCAGCTCTGTTGAGAGCATTGACTGGGTGACGAAGGCGGGCGCTGGTGGGCGCGCGCTTGAGATCGTCGAAAATGAAGATGGAGGGAGTAATATGACCGAAGGATCGGTCGAAGACGTGGTCGAGGAAGTGCCAGTGGAGGAACAGGTTGCCGAGATCGAAGAGGCTGATCCTTCACCAGAGGATGTGGTAGAGACCGAAGGCGAAGTCCAAGAGATGATGATCGCAGAAGCCGTTGTCGCTGAAGAGGTTGACAAGACGCGCTTGCCGGAAGCATTCAAGATCGCACTCAAGGTGCGCGAGTATGCGGATGCAGACGAGCTTGCAGGGGCAATCACCAAGGCAACGGATGACTTCAAGGCTGCGACTGGCTCAGGCAGGCCGTTCGGTCAAGGACCAACAACGCGGAGCGCGAGTGTTGCTGAGGCTGCTCAGTCGCCGAAGGAACGACGACTGGCTATGCGGAAGCACTATCACGACGTGGTTCTGCCCAACGTTGGCATATTCGATTAGTAAGAGGAGGTAAGAAATGACGACACAGGCAACGTTTTACAGTGGGGCATCGTACGAAACGAGTTCAGAGCCGCACACCCCAGTGGTGGTTCACGAGTCCGACTGCTGGCCCGTTCACGACAATGCCATTGGCGCGAACAAGGATGAGCTTGAGAATGGACTGCACCCGGTGATTGCCATCGGTGGGCGCACGGCGGATGACGGGCGTCCGCTGAACGTGACGGGCGTCGTTCTGACGGTGAAGGAAGGACTCACCGAGCCTTTCGACTTCGTGGTGGTGGACATCGCTGACGGCCAGATCGTCAAGAACTACGTGTCTAACATCACGGGGTATGCGCAGGCTGAGGCGGACACATTCGAGTCCGCGCCTGTTATCGGGCAGCCGGTCTACGTCGATGACAGCGCTGCGCTTGGCGCGGGCTGCACGCTCTCGCTATCGCAGTTCAACAGCACTGGCACCTTGAAGAACCCGATGGCTGGCGTACTGTGGTACGACCAGGACGAGTATGTGGACGTGAGCGTGGGTGGTGCGAATACGGCGCAGTCGTGGCCGCTATCGTGGGCGGAAACGGTCTACGAATATGCCGTCTGCATTCTGCTGATCAATGGCGCACGCGACCTGACCCCGTAGTGGTGACGGCAATCGAATAGTAGGAGGATAAACATGAGAAGCATTCTACGTGTGTTCAACGACCTGAGAAAAGAAGAGCTGTCTAAGCTTGGGGCTCCTGACAAGCGCATTCAGGAGTGTGACGACTACTTCAATTACCTGGACAACACGATGGGCGGCGCAGGGCCAGCCGGATCAACCGGGCTGATGAGCGAGGCGATGACTACGGGCGACTTCGCGAACGCGCTGGGCACCTTCGTTGACGTCGAGGTATGGGAAGCGTATGAGAAGAAGAACTTTGCGTTTGAGCCTCTTGTCAAACCAGCGGTGCTGCCGAACTTCCAGGAAGTTACGAAGCTCCAGCGCCGTCAGGGCTTGAACGATCTAGAGTACACGCCTAGCAAGGCTCCGGCCCGCGCTGGCGAGTTCCCGGACGCTGTCTCACGAACGTTGCAGGTGTTTGTGTGGCAGAAGCAGTTCGACTTCTCGTGGCAGATGCTCGTGAACGACTACCTGGATTACTTCAGGGAAACCGCTCAGGAGATGGGATATTCTGCACGGCGCACGCTTGAGAAGTACGTCAGCCGCCTGTACAACAACGTTACATCTATCCTGCGGCTGACAAATGGTGGTGTGATGTACTCGCAGAACGGGCGCTTGACGACTACGCACATCAGTGAAGCACGGATGGCGTACAATGCACGCACGGACGCCGCGGGTGAACCCATCAACGCGCGGCTGGCGTACATCGTCTATCCGAGTGGGCTCGAGGACGTGGTTCGCACTATCCACGGCAGCCAGCTTGTGCCCGAGAATGCGACCAACGCCGTGAACGTTGTACGAACCAACTGGATCGGCATCGAAGACCCGTACGTGGCTTACACAGCACCGAATATCCCGTGGTGGGCGTTTGCCGAATGGCGCACTGGTCTAATCGCAATGGTGCTCGCCAGGATGCAGGGATGGCCCGCACCGCGCGTTCTGCGGCGAAAGTCTGACATTGAGTCAATTTCATCGATGCTGGGCGCTGGCGCAGCCGTCAACCCAATCATGGGTGACTTCGAGACTGGAAACGTCGTCGTCAAGGCGATGGACATCTGGGGTACGTACATTGATGCGACGAACGGTAACTTGTTCGACCGCAAGGGTGCGTACTACTCAACTGGAACCGCGGCCTAAGTGAAGCCGAGGACAATCGAATAAAGGGGGAAACAAATGCCTACTAACAAAGAGCTTGAAAAGCGGGTAAACGATCTTGAGGAACTTCTGCGCAACATGGGTGCGCCCGTGCAGTCAGAGGTTAGCGATGACCCAACGCTACGGCCCGACTATATGGAGCCTGGAAGCGAAGACCATCTTGCATTCCTGGGCTTGGTGCGCGTTGATCCAGACGTGCCAGACGAAGTTGGCTTTGACACGCGCACGGGCAAAGACGGGGCAGTATATCGCCTCGTCGATCCGGTCGGGCCGTACGTTGGGTTTGCAGACCCAGGGCAGGCAGCGCGTATCGCGCTGTTGCAGAAAGTAGAGAACTTTGAGAGTGGGCCTGCGAAGGCGCATGACAAAGCACTCGACATGTGGGTGCCCGAGGACAAAAGACCCGAGCTAGCTAGACAGATGAGAGGGAGGTAAGTAATGACACTGGCAGTGTTTCGGCAGACCATTCTTCCGTGGGATGGAGATGCAAGTTGGCATGGCAAGTAGGGCAAAGAGTGACCAGATTGGATAATTCATTCATGAGTGTCCAATCTTGGCCGAACTCCACACGGGGAACGATATGATGAACGCCTGGCCGGTCGTCAGAGCCGCAACGGCGGCAGTGATACGCGTCTCGCTCAAGCGTGGCTGTTCGTTGCTCTTTCCAGTTCGGCCCATAGTCTCGGTGAGTTCCACCCCGCCAAAACGTGTGGTTGGAACCACGATGATGTGCCCAAAAACATCTTCGGCTGCAATAGAGATACTTTCTGCCTGGCCGTGCAAGGCGGGTAAATCTGGTGCCGCAATGAATGCAAAGACGGACGAGCTTCTTGCGAACAGCTTGCCCGCGCGCGATGGCGTTTGCCTTGCCACTACAAGCGTGGGAACAATAACGTTGTACAATAGGCACCGACCATCCCGAAGGGTCGAGGGTTGTAAATATCTTGCCACAGTATTCGCAGGTTGCCGTAACGCGCTTGGGTGTTCTCTGCTTGCCCACACCAAAACACTTGCGAGAACAATATATACGCCCCTTCTTGGGTCGGTCCAAAAATGTCACCTGGCATATTGGGCACGTATGTTGAATCCGCAGAACCCGCCGCTTGCGACCACCGCTAATACGCGCACATCTAGTGGAGCAGCAGAGCTTGTGGGGGGTGCCATCTGGATCAAGGCAATTGTCAAACGGTTGATCACAGATCGGGCAAATCGAAATCAGTCTGGGGCGCTTACCCATTGTCATACCTCCGACAGTATGTACCGAGCAAACACAAGGGGGCGCGCCCCTCGGATAGAACGCTTGTCGATGATTGATCATATCACCCAAGCCCGGTTCTATTCTAGCATAGTTCGTCTGTTTTGTCAAAAGGAGCAAAGAATATGTCAAGTTTAGGTATCCCGCTCGTTCGATTTTCTTCTCTCTTCCCAGGGCAAATGGGCGTTGATGGCAGCGATGTCTCACTCGGAATGCGGTGGGGAACCACGGCGATTACGATGTGGGTTGACCCTGACCATCCCGATACTGGCGATGCGCACGATGGCACCGACCCAGTACACCCGATGGAAACCATCCAGGCAGCGGTGACAAAGCTGACGGCTCATCAGACAGCGCAAGCTACGTCGATGGCTGGCAGTGTCATCGTGCTCGGCGGGATGGCCTACACAGAAACAGTGACTATTCCTGCGGCTGCGCCTGACTACTGCACGCTCGTAGGGGCTGGGCCAGGAATGCACCGGCCAACGTGGGCATCGGGCGCTGCGGCAGAGAACTGCCTGACGGTCCAGTCCGAAGGGTGGACGATTCAGAACATCGAGTTCAACTGCCCTGCGAGTGCGGCTGGTGTCCGTGTCGAAGAGCACACGGTCAATGGGACGAATGCGTACAAGACCGTCATCCGCGACTGCATGTTCGACGGTCTGTGGGCAGGGCTGTACGGCATCGACTTCTATGGTGCGCCGCACCGCGTCTCGATCCTGAACAACTGGTTTATGGAAATGAACCAGGGCGATGACAGTGCGTTCTGTATCATGATCACCGACTCGGCAGTTGGGCCTGGGAACCCGTACCAATGTAGCATCATCGGCAATCGGTTCAGCGACTCGGATAACTACATCGGGAACCTGAACAGTAATCGTGGGTTCAACGTCAGTCTCATCCAGGGCAACGTGTTTGAGTGGGGGACGCTGATAACGCCGACGATCTACATTGACCTGCGCGGTGGCTCGCAAGGCGAGAACATCGTCACAGGCAATGTGTTCTGTGGCGACTACTCGAATACGGGTGGCTACTGGGCACACGCGGCGAATCCTGGCATGTGGGGTGGGAATATCGCGGAAGATGTAGCTGAAGCTGAGGTCGGCGATAACGGCTTGACAATCGCGCCGCCAGCGGCATAGGAGGAATAGATAATGGCAAATCCAAAATCACCTGCGTGGTATGGGGGTGGCCTAGCCGCAGCAATGCGGCCTGGTGCAAACCTGGGCAATGTCTACTACATCGACGGTAGCGGCCCAGACACAAACGACGGACTGACTCCGACCACGCCACTTGCCAGCTTCAAAGCGGCACTGGCGTTGTGTACTAACGACCGCAATGACACCATCGTTGTTCTCGACTACTGGTCAGCAGGAACTGAGGACTGGCCCATCGTCGTCGACAAGAGCATGGTGCGCATCATCGGCGTTCCGCTGGGTGGAGTGGCGTGGGCGCAAGTGAACCAAACTGGCGACGTAGCAGGTATGAGCATCACGGCTGCTGGTGTAGAGATATGCAATCTCTCTATCAACGGTGGGGCTGCACACGGCTGTATCGAGATCGGTGCAAGCGTGTGGGGCATCGACATCCATCACTGCCAGTTCGGAGAGATGGGAACGGGGCAAGACGGTATCCGAGGTGTCGCACCGTTTGACCCACCATATCTGCAAGTGTGGGCCTGTCACTTCGGTGCGGGCCTGACGCGGAACGGCATTCGGCTAGATCACAACGCGACACGCGGAATGCTTGGCGTTCCTGGGCGAGAGTCTAACTGGTTCCGCCAGGTGGGAGCCGAGGGCATCCGGATCAATAATGAGTTCGCTCAAGGCGGCATCTTTGACAATCGGTTCGCGCCGGTCTCTGATACCCAAGGATACGCGATCACGCTGGATGCGACCTGCGTGGGTGGCGTGACGATTGATGGCAACAGCGCCAACTTCGGCGATACTGCAATGGCAGCGAATCCGTATCTGGACAGTGCGGCAGCAGGTAGCAATCACTGGCTGCTCAACTATCGCAATATCACGGCAACATTGCCAGCGTAGCAATATACAGGGGCGGGGTGTAGACCCTGCTCGGCAGGAAACTGCCCCGCCCACAAGAATATGTACTCATAGGAGGCTGAAATATGCCTAGTTCAGATGTACGGTGGCCCGTGCCGCTCACGCGGCTGAATCCGTGGTATCCGGGGATGGCGGGAGTCTTTGGGACTGACAATGAGACGGGCTTGCGCACTCACTGCACAGGCGCGATATTTTACGTCGATCCCAACTTCCCAGGAGCCAGTGACAACCGTGACGGCACTAACCCAACCGAGCCGCTACTGACTGTGGCAAAGGCAATCACCCTGTGCCAGCCACATCGCGGCGATGTCATCGCTGTGATGGACAATAGCTCGTGGATGTATGCACAAGGCGGCCAGGGGGTCGCCACTGCGCAGTATACCACTTCAGTGAGTGAGGAAGTGACTATAAATGTTGCTGGCGTGCGCCTCGTCGGCTTATCTGCTGGTGCGCTGGGCGTGCCCTGGTATCCAGTACAGGATGGCGGGACTTGCATCACTGTCCACGGAGTGAACGTCACCATTGAGGGCTTTGTGTTCGATGATGGTCCCACATACACCGCCTGCAATGGTATCTATGCCGAGTGGGATGGCACGACGATGTTTGCTGACAACTTGACAGTGCGCAATTGCTACTTCTACAGCAGCGTCGTTGCGGCCATCGACCTTGAGCACATCTACAG